TATTGCTCTTAGACAATGGATATGAAGTCACTGGCAGTTATTGTTTAGACGGTGATGATTTAATATTTGAAAATAACGGAAAACAAAAAGCGTACAAACGAGCCAAGGATGAATACCACAAACTCGTTAATGCGACCACGCGCCAAGCTATATTCATGAAATGGGGTGATCCAATTGGCGCAAAAGAATCAGTATGAGGAATTAACTGAACAACAGCGTAAATTTGCCGATCACTACTTTGAATTTAACAATGGAACAAAAGCGGCAATACATGCTGGTTATGGTGAAGCTGGGGCACACACACAGGCATCCAGACTGCTTAAAAACGTAAAGGTTAGGGATTATATCACCAATCTTGAAAAAGAGCGTAGAGAACGCATTATGAACCTTATGGCAAGCATGGCTGAGGATTCGATTAAAGGAATCTATGAACTGGCCAAAAGTGCCGATTCTGAATCTGTGCGATTACAGGCTTATAAGGATGTGCTGGACCGTAGCGGTTACAAGCCAACCGAGAAAGTCGAGCAAAAGAGTGAAAATGATACCAAAATTACCTTCGGGTTTGTTGATCCGATGGCCGAAACCGAATAGAACTCGCCACGCTTCCCATCAAACAGCGGACCCAGGCGAGTCAAAATATACCTTTTTAGTCAAAATATACCTCAATTGAGAACGAAAATGGGCGATGATGAACATTGTCCACCGAACGAACACACCTTATAACGAACGAAAAGAGGGATTCTTATGTTCAAAGGTACACCGAAATCCATTGTTGACCATGCCAAAAAAGGCCGGAAGAAAGTCAAATCCGCCATTGTGAATGACAATGAGCTGCAAGAACAGCAAGCGGGCATCAATGACAGTGAAGTTGGCCCAGGCGAACCGGCACCAAAGAAGAAGAAGTAAGGAGGAATCGCATGAGCCGCCATTATCCCGTTAGAAAAGATACACTTGACCACCGTGACCACATTTTTAACCGCCGTCACAATGGACCTGACCCGATAGCCGTTGATCTTCGTGACCAGTTTTCTCCGATTGTGGACCAAGGTCAACTTGGGAGCTGCACCGCCAATGCGATCGTGAGCGGCTTGCGTGAATTCTATTTAAAGAAAGCAGGTCAATTCACCCCGTTATCCCGTTTGTTTCTTTACTATCAAGAACGGAAGTTAGAGGGAACGATTGACCAAGATAGTGGTGCCTTTATTCGTGATGGCATGAAAGTCATTACATCGACGGGTGTATGTCCAGAGGGAGATTTTCCTTATGACATTCGCACCTTCACGAATGAACCGAACGTGAAAGCCTACCAGGATGCCCCAACCTTTAAATTGTCTCATTACAAAAGGGTAGCCCACCTGGCTGACTTGAAGCATTCTTTATCCCTTCGTATTCCTGTTGTCTTTGGATTCACGGTTTACGAATCGTTTGAAAGTGACAGTGTTGCCCATACCGGAAATGTTCCGATCCCACGAAAAGGGGAACAATGCTTAGGCGGCCACGCTGTGATTGCGGCTGGCTATGACGATCAACGTCAAGCGGTCATCGTCCGTAATTCCTGGGGCGACACTTGGGGCGACCACGGGTACTGCTACATGCCTTATTCGTTTTGGGATTTGGGATTAATTACCGATATGTGGACGGCTGAATAAGTGGTACAATGGAGGATGGACATTGCCAAGTGTCCAACTCTAACGTTAGTATCATTCGAATGAACACACCCGTCATGTGCACTTGACGTAAACTAGCGCATTGGGCGATCTTTGAATTGGAAGATCATTTGCAAGGTAGCGGACTAAGGAGGGGCACTTGCGAACAAATAACTAAACACTTTTTTCTGCTTTGTCGTCGAAAAAAAGGAATAGTTGGTAATTCTCGTCTGGTCCGACGTTAAGGACCACTCATTTTTTCTGAAATGGAACTCTAACGAGCGTGGATATCGGGGGATACCCCACGCTTATGGGAATCGCTACTCACTCTAGCGGTTCCTTTTTTTATACCCTGGATGGAATTTCGTTAGACGAAAGCGGCCCTTCCGACCCGCAAGCATCGGTGCAAATCCGAGCCATCCTCCTTTGTTTATTGGCATGGGGGCAACACGCTGCAAGGTGAAAACGATTCGTTCGTCCTTGCGCCCCTCATTCGAGTAAACAATTCACCTCCACTATTGTTTGCTGGACACCCGTCACAAACCAAACGCCTATGGATGCTACCTGACGCCGTTTATCTTACCCATTGTGACGGGGATCGAACCAACAAGGGAGTTGAGTGTGCGTGTGCCAAGACTGTGAAGTGCTTCATGCCAGACTGCAAGAGTTATCTCATGAGTTATTCCAAGTCAAACGGGCCAACACGCGCTTAAAAGGAGAATTGCGGTATGAACGCAAAGAGAAGTCGAAGCTCCTAAAAGAACGAAAAGAAAAGCAGCATTACCGAAATGGACAAAAGAGGGGGCGAACGAGGAATGGGTAAAGTCACACCAGCTCACAATCAAATTCGAACCTTGGTTGAAATCGCTCATTATGAAGCACACCCCGACCAAGCTGACCAACGCAAAGAGTTTGAGAAGGTTAAGGACTATATCCATAAACAAAAGCGCCGTTGTTTCATTGATAACGGCCGATGTGAAGGTCAATTAGACGTTCACCACGCCTTAATCGAACTGTCAATGGCAAATGGAATCGATTGGGGGAAGGTCAAAACGGATTTCCCCGCGATTGAGAACGCCAATGACTACGATCAAATGATGGTCTTGTGTGACAAACATCATAAGCACCGCTATTTTGGTGTCCATAACCAAACGTACAATAACTGGATCGCCCAAAAGTACATGAACGAGGAAGCCTTGAACGCCTTTGAGGAAGCGGTCAAAGTGCTAGAGGAAACAGGACATGTGGATTAGATTGGCTTTCGAGGACGTCTTCGGTCGAATCATTCGTCATACCGCTCATGTCCAGAGTGAGAAGGAAATCGACGAGATACTAGGCCGCTACCAAGTGGAAAAAGTGATTGAGAGGAAGATTCTACGATGATGAAGCTACGAGAGAGACGTCAAACCTTCAGTGAAGCCCTTGACGAATTGAAAAAAGGATATGCTTGTGCCCGTGAGGGATGGAATGGGAAAGGGTTATCCGTTATTGTTCAGTTTAGCGCTGACGACATTCCGAACTTGCAACCCTTCTTTCTGATTTACGATAGCAACAAAGGAACCTTAAATACCTGGATGCCGTCTGTGTCGGACCTATTTGCCGAAGATTGGGTGACGTTGCTATGAAATTCCAAGCAGCTTATTCCTATATGAAACATGGACATAAAGTGAAGCTCCCGGAATGGGGCGGTTATTGGGCCTGGGAACAGAATACCATTATGATTTACACAAGAAATGGCAAAGTGTTGGATATCCGCAACACGCTCGATGTGGATTACACCATTTCTTTTACCTTCCGTGATGACTGGGAATTATGCGATGATTGGGTGATTGCGAATGACCAAGCGTGAAGAAATGGCTATGGTCAATGAAGATGCACTCGTTATGGATGAATACGAAGATGCGCTCATTGGCTATATCGAACGGTTCCAAGACCCGCCAATCGCCTTGTATGACCGTGACAAACTGTTTTCCATTATGATGGAACGCGACGGGATGACACTGGATGAAGCGTATGAATGGTACAATTACAATATTTTAGGCAGCATACTAGAGGGTGCGCCCGCGTTTGCTGTGTTTTTTGGGGGAAAAGCATGAAGTATTGTTCCGTGATGACTGGGAACTGTGCGATGATTGGGTCATCGAGGAAAAAGGAGAGAATGGGCAATGAAACCATCCATCGAAAAGCAAAGAGAGATTAACAGACGAAAGAACACGGGCGAGATCATGCCGTGGATTCCGCCTGGGACGAAAAACTATTGGGAATGTCCGGTTTGTTTACGTAGAGGAACAAAGGAATTCGGCTTTAGAAAGCATTACGCCACCCATAGCGAAGAAGAAATAAAGGAGTGGGCAACCCAATGACCTTTCCGAAATTCCCGTTCTACCAAAAAGCACGCGATCTGTTTCTCACCACACAGGTTCACCAAGTAACCAAGGGGTTAAAAAAGTACAGCGAGCCTTTTACCCCGCAACACTGGACACCTAAAGAACTGTTAAACCATGCTTTAGAGGAAACCGTAGACTTGGTTCATTACATAGCGGGCTTATCTGAACTCTTAGAAGACCAAGAGCGAGAGATCAAACGCCTAAAAGCGGAGGTTGCCATCTTACAAGAGCAAATCAAACCGACCGCTCAAACACCTGAATACGACGATATCAGAATAAAGGTACCCAATAATGGCGTTCCTTATGTGAGTAAAACATGGACACCGCCTACCTTCTTTAAGAAGCTGTAAACATTTTTGTAAACATGTAAACAAATGTGTAAACAATTCCGTACACAAAGGAGACGATCCCATGCCCAACATTAATTTCAAATGGAAACAGCAAGCCCGCCAAATGACTTTTTTGCGGGCATGTGGTCTATCCTTCGCTTTAGAAGGAGGTAAGCCTACCCCAGCTCTTGCGCCTGTTATTGCTTATGGCGGCGCGGCTGGGGGCGGTTAGGCAAGAGTGATGCCATGATTATGGGAGCAATTATCGCCTGTTGTTCCTATGAAAACATCAACGTAGGCTTTTTTCGCCGCAACGTCACTCAATTGCAAGGACCAGGTTCCGCTATCATGCGATCTCAAACTTTGCTTGCTGAAATGCGTTTGTTAGGGTTAGCCAAATACAATGAACAGAAAAACCGATGGACCTTCTTCAATGGGTCCGTTTTTCAATTCTGCCATTTGCAATATGATGATTCGGTGTTCGATTACCAGTCGCAACAATTTGACATCCTTTGTTTTGATGAAGCGACCCATTTCAGTCGATTCCAATACCGTTACATGCTAACTCGTAACCGCCGCTCAAACGTCACCAACAAACTACCAAGGCCGTTTGCCATGATGGGCACGAACCCTGGGAACATTGGCCATGTGTGGTTTAAAAATGAGTTTGTGTTTGCCGGTCCGCCTGAACAAGTCAACCAGGTGGAAGTCGAACCCAATGTATTCGAAGCCCATGTGTTTATTCCGGCGAGACTGGCCGACAATCAAGCCTTAGAAGAAAGTGACCCTACCTACCGTGAGAAGCTAGAGAACCAACCTGAACATATCAAACGGCAGCTCTTAGAAGGAGACTGGAATGCCATTGACGGGGTTGCGTTTCCTGAATGGCGTGACGGGGTTCATGTGATCGATCCTTTCGCTGTTCCTGACGAGTGGGTTCGCTTCCGTTCCTTAGACTGGGGTTACTCCAAGCCCTACGCTGTTCATTGGTTTGCCGTGGACTATGACGGCCGTCTTTGGTGTTACCGCGAGTTATATGGCTGGGGTGGCGAAGCCGACAAAGGCAGTAAAGAAGACCCCGCCGATGTCGCCCGTAAGATATGGGATGCCGAACACTGGCAAGACGAGAGCGGTCGGTGGCACCATGAGAACATTCATGATGCCGTGGCCGATGATGCGATCTTCGGGGGTAGACAGGACAATAGTAAGGACATAGCCGAACAGTTTGCTGAAAGGTTCATTGAACTGGACAGACAAAACGGCACGAAAACCTTAGTGTGGCGTCGAGTGGGTAAGGGTCCGAAATCGAGGATAAGCGGACGATTGGAAATGCACTCCCGTTTGAAAATCCCTGCCGACGATGAGGGGAACCCAACGGGTGAACTGCCGATGATGATATTCTTTCGGAATTGTAAACACATTATCCGTACTTTGCCGGAGCTGCTAAATGATGATCGAAATCCCGAAGATATTGACACCGATATGGAAGATCACGCTTATGACAGTGTGCGTTACGGGGCGATGAGCCGCCCGTTAACCACCAAAACGAAAAAAGCGGAGCTTACTCTTATTCAACGCCACAAGAAAAAATTAGTGGAGCGGCGATCGGTCAACCGGTCTCGCATCATGTAAAGGAGACGAGAACATGAGTTACAAATTATTTGATTGTGACCTGAAAGTACCTTGTGACACGTTCCAGTGTTATGGACGGGCCAAATACTTTTTAGGGAATGAAGATGCACCAAAGTCTACACTAACCAAGGTTTGCGAAACGTGCGCCAATGAGCTGATTGAGGACATTGTTAACAGCGTACAAATCGTAAATGCGCCTAAAGCAGAAGCGTTACCATTTGCGGATGAAGCGCCCATTTTTCCCATTGAAGCCTATTCCACCATTGTTTTAAGTGACCTGACCGTAGCTGAATTAAAAGCCATTGCCGCCGATCATGGGATCGAAGTGAAATCCAAAGCCACCAAAGCGGAGATTATTGAAGCCATCGAGGGAGCCGTAAATGAGTAGTTGGCAGTGGATTGACCTTGTGGGCGTTCTTTTGATTTATGGCATCAGTCTCTATGAGAACGGGGCACATAAAAAAGAAATCGAACACATCCACGAATCCTATGCAGAAGAACGAAAAGAACTGCTTGATCGCATTATGGCCAACAACATTCATGAATACCAAGCGGCACGCGGCGAATACACCGTCAAAAAGTCCGAAACGGGGAATTTTCTACGTGATCGTTTTGAAAAAACGGCCCAAAAAGCCGCGAACCAATTTGATATAGAGTAGGGGGTGTGTACATGGACCCGAATTTATTGCAGACACCAACGCCAAACCCTGCGCAAGCCCAAGCGCCTGGTCCCGTTTACAATGAACAATTAGCAGACTTTGTTAATAACGAATTCGAACGGCGGCGAAATGACCGAAAACCTTACGAACTGCAATGGCGGCTGAATATGGAATTCTTGAATGGCAATCAGTATATGGATATCGACACGGAATCTATGACGATTGTGGATGTACCACGCGCCTATTGGTATCAAGAACGTGAAGTCTACAATATGATCTCCACCATTTCAGAGACACGGATTGCTCGTCTAAGTCGTCAAAAGCCTTTAATGAAAGCTCGACCTGCCACAAGCGAACAAAACGATCTATCCTCCGCTAAAGTGTCCAGTATGTTACTTGGTTCCACTTGGCATGACGAGGATATGGATAACAAATATGAAGAATTTATCGCCTGGATGGAATCGTGTGGCACGGTCTTTTTTAAAACGATCTGGAACAAAGACAAAGGGCGTATTTTACAAGAAGAAGCGGCCCAAAAGGATGGCAACCAGCTCAATGCCTTGGTCAACGGGGCTAAAGAGGATGGGAAAACACCACCAAGCATCAACGATCCTTTCCAAAGTGCCACTAATCGCATTCTCCTTCGTGAAGGGGATGTGGATACAGAAGTGTGTTCACCGTTTGAAATCTATCCGGATAACAGTCACGGGGGCTTTAAGGACACCCGAAGTGTGATTCATTGCCGTGCTTACCATGTCGATGACGTTATGGACTGGTGGGGGCAAAAGGTAGAGGAAGAAAAGGTAGATGTGGTTACCTTACAAGGGGGAGCGAGCGGGATTGGCGGCCTAGGTTATAATGTCGGAACCTTCCGTTATACGTCTCAAACCTTAAAAAAGCACGTCTTAGTCAAAGAATATTACGAACAGCCGAGCAAACGTTATCCGTATGGTCGGTTTATTGTCGTGGCTGGAAACAAAACGTTATATGCAGGAGTGCTGCCTTATGCCGTTGGAGAAGACAGCGAACCGGACTTTCCTTTTGTCCGTGCGGTTTCGATTCCCGTCGTCGGTAGTTTTTGGGGCAAATCGATTGTGGAACGTTGTATCCCGATTCAACGACGGTACAATGCCCTTCGTAACCGAAAAGCCGAGTATCTAAATTTGGTTACCGTCGGTCAATGGTACGCGCCAGAGGGGGTTGTCGAGGATGAAAACGTCCTTTCCAATGAACCAGGCAATATCATTCGTTACCGCAATTTGGGCAATGGCATTAAGCCAGAACCCGTGGTATTTCCGTCCTTGCCGAACAGCTTTGAAAATGAAGCGGCCCAACTCATGCAAGAGTTTACGGCGGTTTCAGGTGTTTCGGAGCTTTCCCGGTTCAGTGAAGCCCCAAGCGGGGTAAAGTCGGGGGTTGCACTGTCCATTGCCAACGAACAGGACGATACACGGATTGCCTTAACCGCCCACCAATTAGAGATTGCCAGTGTGGAGTTAGGGAAGAAATGGCTTCGTTTGTACCGTCAATTTGCCATCGAGCCGCGCATGATTCGTTATGTCGGGTCATCCAGTGAGATTGACGTATTGTATTGGGAAGCAAGCGACTTAAAGAGTGATGACGTGATCGTGGATAACAGTTCAGCCTTAGCTGAAACCCCAGCTCAACGTCAACAAATGGTGATGAACTTGATGCAAACCGGCATCTTCAATCGACCTGAATCCAATCCATTCAGCAGTGAAGGGGTTCGAAAAATCCTGGAAATGCTTGAATTTGGGTATTGGGAAGGGGGCATCGATGATGACGAGGTTCTTCAAGAAGGCAAAGCCAAACGGGAAAATCGCAATATGATGAACGGTCAAATGGAGCCGATCAACGACTTTGATAATGACGAAATTCATATTCGCGAACATTACCGCTTCATGATGAGCAGTGATTTTGAGGAAATCTTGCAAGACCCACAACAAGGCCCAGCGATCTTTAATGCGTTTATGGAGCATGTGGGAATGCATAAGGACCGTCAATCGCAAATGCAGCAACAGCAAATGCAGCAGCAACAGCAAATGCAACAGCGAGCACCGTCAGAAAGTCTAGCATTCGCGGATTTACCGCTTTCCGGTCAAATTCAAATGGCGGCCCAGGCGGGCATTCAACTGGACCCCGTGGATATGATTCAAAAACAATTGCAAGACAACCAAATGAAGCAACAGCAATTGCAAGCCAAGCAAGATCAAATGAATCAACAAAACCCAGGTAAGCAAAAGACACCAACTCAATAGGGGTCTTTTTTTATTATACTCAAAAAACTTTGACCAGGGATTAGTAACCCGTACAAGTAGAGCCAGGGCGAAAGTACAGCGCGAAAAAGGGTGAACGTTACAGTCACAAAGGAGAATACACATGTCAGTACCCTATTTGTTAAAGCTCGATTTACAGCAATTTGCCGATGAATTTGGCGCATACGATCCGTCTAGTGCTTATGAAGGAATTGAAGCAGAACCAGTCGATTTAAGTGGAGGTGAGCCGCAAGGTGAGCCACAAGGCGAGCCACAAGGCCAAGAACCCCTAGTACAGCCACAAGGCCAGGGCGAAGGGCAGAATGAACCACCCGTTTTAGATTTTGGGGGCCGAAAACTTCAAGCCAATGAGGATCTAATGGGGCTTCACAAAGACTTTACGGAACAGCAACGCTACATTACGTCTTTGCAAGAGCAAGCGAATGCTTATAAGCAGTTGATTTCTCAAATGCAAGCTCAACCGCAAGCTCAAGTGCAGAATCCGGAACCACAACAACAAGCCATTAGCGCCAATGTTGCGGACTGGAACGAAGATACATGGCAAACGTTCTATGATAAACCGCAAGATGTACTAGGTTCGATC